CTTCCATAGAAACTAAAGAGGCACCTTTACCCGGAACGTCTGAAGATAGCGCGTCTGACAATACTGAGGTGCCCCCTGTAAATACAGCGTCCTCTAGTTGTTGAACTGTAACCGCTGACGAGCTGAGCGCACTAGTTCCTATGCCGGTAATGGTATTACCATTCAGGTTAATATCGCCCTGAAGTGAGCTGAAACCAAAGCCATCAGAGAGTTCTTGGATAGCGTTAAGCAACTGGTCGTTACTACGGTCAAGATTAGCCTCAGTAAGGATTTCTCCGTCCGCGTAGTCTACTGCGGGGTTAGACTTATCCATAATGCGCCGGATATTAATGACCGCGCCTGACGCAGGTGCTGCGCCGGTCAGTTCAATAAGCCCGTCGTTGATCCAGATAAAATCCCGCTTGATCTGATCACCTGCTCCGTCTAGCTCACCGTCTACTGCTACACTAACGCTATCCCGAGAGAAAATGCCGTTAGTGAAGTTCACTGCAAACTGTACTGTAGTGCCGTCGCCTACAGGAGTATTAACTGAAAATGCCATAAGGCTCTCCGTTGTAAGGGGGCCTTACAGCCCCGGTTAATCTTCTAGCATGAATTCCATCAATGCCTTATTAAAGATAGTAGTACTGAATGGAACAGCCATTACAGATCCGCGTATGTCCGCGTTTGTTGCTGTCCCTGATACTACCTTAGCAGGCAATGAAGCTGCCTTTACCATTGTGTTGACTGCGCCTGCTGCTGGAATGAAGTCAATGATATCGAACTCATTCACTCGTGCGCCTGTGTGGCCCATCTTTCGAGTGTTCAGAACATCAGGTGCAAGGCCGAGCTGGTTAGCCATAGTGCCGATCTCAGGCAGTATAGACATCATGCCCATGTAGTTCACCGTCTGCTTTATGAGGTCTTCCTGTGTACGCTCGTCTGAGGTAAGCCCCGCCTTAATAGACTGCACTCCATACGATACAGCAAAGCCATAGAGCAGTGTGCTCATGCTTGCCTGATCGTGTATCCTCATGTTACGCAGAAGCTGCTTCTCAAATGCTACGATAGGGAAGTGCCTGAACTGCGTTAGCAATGAGCCTACAGTCTTGTGCATCCAGTTAGATGTCTCGCCAGCTAGTTGCCGTTGGACTACCTGTGCCGTGTGCCGGTTAATGCCGATTGCGAACTGCTCCGCTACATCCTCAGGCCACTTCTGGATACCCAGCTTGGTTAGTGTACCCTTAGCATCAAACACAGTGTCGCCGTTAGCTACGCCCTTGTTGATCTGCTTAATGATCTTATCTATGTATACAGCGTCTATACCAATGTCCTCCATACGAGCTGCTGATTTAGCTAGCTGCTCAGGATTAACTGCAAGGTCTGCGAACTTGTTTATCATCATCTTAGCAGCCATACGATGCTCAAAGTGACGTACCGTGTTCATCCCGCTGGCATAGCCTAGCATTACACTGGCCTTACCCAGCCCCTTGTCTACTATCTTGCCAAAGGTTGCTAGGTCAACTGCCCCAGAGATCTTGTCGTCAATAACGATGTCAGGACGATACAGCAGGTGGTCATAGTCGAAGTCGCCCAATAGAGGGCGCAGCTCATCAATGACATCATTACGTCCGCGCTTAACTTTCCTAGCGAGCGTTACAACGTCATCAACCGCAGGCATATTCTTAGCTGCGGATTTAAGCCCGAGCCTACCTACTACTGTGCCTACCTCAGCGAGCTGAGCAGCACCGACCATACCAAGCAGGTTAACCGTGGTCATCTGCTGGAACCTACGTGCGTTCTTATTAATACCGCCAGCAATAGGAGTAGCTGTGAAGTAAGACTTGATATCATCCAAGTGCTCAGACAGGTTATCGTCACCGCCCTTCAGTCCCTTAACGCGAGCATTGTCCTTCATTGCAGCAGACTTCCAGCGATTCCATATACCGTCATTGGTGAAGCCCTTCTTAGCCATAGCTGAGCGGCCAGCAACGTCACGAGCATACTTAGAGGCGATTGAGTTCAGATCGTTGTCTACCAGATCCAGCAGGGACTTATCGCCACTGGTTATGTTCAGGTTGATCTTAGTCCTGCCCTTAGTAAAGGCTGGTCCTGCAGATGCCTCTTTCGCATCTAGTACACGCATCATCCCGTTGATCTGAGCATCCTCAATGCCCATGCGGCTGAGTGCTGTTCTGAGCTGTCCTCTGGCGTCCTTCGCAAGTAGACCAGCAATGTTAGTGTCAACACCAGCCATACCGTCAAGTGCCCGCTTCACTACAGCCGATGCGATCTCGTCTGCCACCTCTTTAGGAATGTCTACAGACTGATAGCCCTTGCTGATTAGCTTAGTTGCAGGGCGGCTGCCTAGCTGCAGTACCCTCTCGCCTTTCCACACAAGCGGCACATAGCCTTTGCGACTAGGAATATCCTGCATAGCTTCCCATCCAGACTTGCGTCCAATGGTTAGAGCCTCCTCCATCATATCGTCCCAGCGATCAGCAGCTTCGATTACGTACGGATTAGTGTTTCTAGGTGTTTCACCCGTTGTGCGGGATTCCAGTACCTGACGCACTTGCAGATCAAAGTCGTCTCTTGCTGTTGTGTGGTACGAGCGCTTGTACCATTTATGGCCCGCGCTCTTAGCCCACATGCTGAAGTTTTCATTCAGTGGAATAACGCCGAGGGACAAGATGCGCTTCTCGTACATATCTTTGTACATTGATGCTGTGTTGGATCGGCCGAGTGTACCTGTGCCGCCCTCCAGCAAGTCTGAAGCAATGCGCTTAACTACGTCAGACGGATGGTTGATTAGGCGAGTGAAGTCACTTGCTGTAATCTTATTTAGCACAGCAACACGGTTAGTTGGGTCTGCGTCCAGCCGCTCTTTAATACGGTTGGCCTGCGCCCATTCACCAGCAGCCTCAAGAATATCATCCTCGGTGCCTGAGGTGTCCACGATCTGCGGCTCATAGCTACGGTTACGCATAGCACCTACGCTGTCGTCGCCATCGTTAGATGCACGTACAATGTCGTCAACCAGTTTAGTATCCAGATCGTCACGCAGCTTAGAGGAGGCCGCTTTCATATCAGCCTGCAGTTCATCCCATGTACCGGCTACTCGATCCTCAACTGTAACAGTCTTAGTACCACGAGGCTCAAGCCCCGCGAATGAGTACGCCTCGTCCAGCTTAGCTGCTACGTCTGATCCTACGTTCGCCTCTGGGTCCAGCCGGGAGACTGCCTGTGCAACATCCTGCTTGGCTCTTGGCTTCTTAGCATTGCTGAGAGTCTTAAGGTTAGGGAATGAGTTAATCACTTCCTCAGCCTCAAGTCTAGCTGATACTTCAATAGGACCACTACGGCGCTCAGCACGTAGCCCTGTGCTTACCAGAGCGTCCCTAGAGACCGCCTTAGGACTAGGGGGACCAGCGATATTGGATGGGTTCATAACGTCTGTCTGTGAGGCCCTAGGAGCGTCTGGCGTAGGTGCTTCACTAGCCTGCCCTGTTACCGTAGCAGAGGGGGCCTCATCCGGGGCACGTACCTTAGGCTTCATTATTGCGCCGATGCCGCCACCTAGCACGAAGCCAAATGACGCAGCGTACAGGATCTCTTCACCGCCCTTGGTGTAATCGTCTGCGGCAAGGATGGCCTCTGAGCCACCGGTTACGCCTGCAGTTACTGCGCCCAGACGCAGGCCGTTCTTAAGTCTGCTTGCGCGATTGACCCACGATGCCGCTGCAGTCCACGGAACAAAGTTCTCTGGACTTGCTAACCCAGCAACCATCTGCGCAGATACGCCGAAGAATCCTGAGTCAGTAATAATCTTTTGGTTCTCTAAGTCTTCGATCGCACGGCCCCGTTCATACTGGGCACCGGCGAGTGAAGGCTCAAGAGCAATACTTGTATGGAAGTCCTGTGGTAGGCCATCCAATAGATCTTTCTTGTGTACTTGGAAATCGTAATCAGGATCAATGTCATCAGGCTTCTCTGAGGAAAGTGAATCCAGCACGTTGTATGCCAGATTCTCCCTTTGGAAAGCCGCGCCGAGAGTCTCTCCGAATCCCGGCTCGTCGTCTTCGCTCCTAATCGGTGTGTACCGCTTCATCCAAGAAGGTGCCAATGCTTCAGGTTCAGCATTAGGTGTAGCGTTCTCTGTTACATCGGCCATATAGCCTCCTTATTTAAAACGTGGTTGTGAGATAATGTTAATCAGGCTGTCTGCCCATGTTGGATCAGTTGCGTACCCGGCCTCGTGAAGTAGTTGAATTTGCTCCTCTGGCGTGCTGGCTGACAATGCTTTCTGGTATCTCGGATTCTCGTTCAGGAAATTCCTTAGTCCCTGAGTAGCCTCAACATAACCGCCGTACACTTTGAAGCTCTCGTCCTCCCACTTCTGACGCTCCCCATCAATTACCTCATGCGTAGTGAACTTCTGGCCCTCTCCCTTTATGCCATGATAGTTACCGCCCTTAACGGCTGATCCCCAGCCAGTCTCCTGTCCAGAAATAGCAACCGCTACCTCAGGAAAGATATTTGAGTCCCCTAGGATCGCACGAGCAACTTCTAACGCCTCTGGCACAAACGTATCTGCTGAGGTGGCATTCGGCTTAGTGGGCAGGTTAGGGTACAGGCTGCGCTGGTACTCATCCGTCTTACCATCCGCGATCATCTTGTTCTGCGCGGGGGTGTTCTGGCGGGTGCTTGCATCCTTAGCGATCTTGAACTTGTGGTAGTCCTCGTCGCTATCAATGCCGTTGTCATTCATCTCTTTCTGCTGAGTGCGGGCACGGAATTCAGCGTTATCATCCCTGAAGACTTGCATCTGCTCCTCGACAAAGGTGTCGATAATGCTAGCAGCCCTGTTACCTACAATGCCGCCTGCGCTAACATCGTTCTCAAGTCCCTCGTCAGCAATGATCTTATCGCGCAACTGTGCCCGGAGTCCGGGGTTGTTGCTGTCGAACCGATCAGCCATGCGGCTCTCGATAACAAAGGAACCTAGCCAGTTAGATAGGCCAGCTTCTGCTTCAGATTCTGTGTAGATATCTGACTCAACGGCCTCAGAATACAAACGCATCTTGCGCTCACGGTTCTGATCAGCAGCATCCATCTCAATGGCCTGCAGCCGCTTGCGAGGTTTAACTACCGCATCCGAATAGGCTGCGCCTGCTGCCTTCATATCTACAGAGACTACATCTGAAATGATGTCATTCTCGTTCAAGTTAGCGAACATCAAAGAGCCACTTACCGGATCACCCATAAGTATTACATTGTCAGCATCAAAGTCAGGATTGGCAAGCAGGATCTGTTCCTTTTGGAACTCCACTGCCTCTGGTACATCCTTGTCCGCCACGCCCATCCACTTAGCAAGCGAGGTGCCGCCGTTATAAATAAGTGCGTCCCCTACCTGCTCGTGCGACTCCATGATCTTAATACGGGCTGCCTCAGTTGCTGATTCTGCATCCGGGTAGCCAGTCTGCATATAGGTATCGGCGAGGCGCTTGATACGTGACCGTACCATACCCTCGTTCTTTACTGCTGGAGCACTTGTTACGGTTCCCCAGATAGTATTGAAGAAGCCCTTGCCCATTACATTATCTACTGCATCGTCAAGCTCATTCGACATTTTAGTACGTTCGTCTGGAGTAAGATCCTTGGCGTTCTCTTTATTTGTCCGCACAAGTGCAGCCGCATCCCTGAGTTCCATCCCACCTAGCTCACTTAGATTACGGATCTTACCGAACTTAAGGCGGTTTTCTGCACTAAGGGTCCGCATAGCAAGGTCTGGGTTCTTAGCGTAATGAGCAGAGAAATCGCTGTACACCTCTTCAAAGGACCCCAGCAATGTACCGTCTTCCTTGAATGCGTTAGTCATGCCTGCGTCCCAGCGGCTAGCTCGATCACCGCTAACCGAGTTGTTGGCGGACCACAGCTCCATCGTCTGCGTCTCCTTTTCTTCAGCAGTAAGGGTTGGGTTCTGTTCTATCTGTTGCTCAACCGCCCTAGCTGTTTCCTGCTTTGTTTTAGGACTCATGCCTGCCTGCGATTCAATTTCCCCATTATAGTACGCCGCTTCATTAACCTTGCCATACATCTTCTTTCCACGAGAAGCGCGCCAGCTATTTTCGAGATTAGCGTAGTAACGGTTGCTGTTTTTCGTTGGGTACTTCTCTTGGAAGGACGCGGTGTTCTCTCTCATCTCAAGCAGGGTAGCTGAGTCAGCAATCCCGGCCTCTAGGTCAGCAAGATCATGCTGGTACACTGTGTTTAGCTTACCCTTCTCGTTAGCAGTATAGCGCTTCTTTGCTGACAGCACTGAGCGTTCCTGCGCCGGGTTAAACTGGATCTCGTTCTCCCGTACATAGTTCAGTACAGTAGGGTCGCCCATATCCAGAGCAATAGCAGCCATATCAGCGTACTGCTGCTGGCGGAGTTCAGGGTCAGCAATGTTAGGTAGCGACAAGGATGAGATCAATCGTGAGCGAGCATCGCGCTCCCCTACCTGATCTCCGTTGTTCTTGTATCCCTGTACACTGCGGATGCCGCCTGAAATGTCTGCAGTAGACTGCGTGAGAGCGTCAGCACGACGCCTTTTGATATTAGCATTGGCTTGGTAGCGCCCTAGGTCCTGCACTAGCGGCATTGCTGCCTCAGTGATCATGTTGTCTGTCTCACGATCTCCTGTGAGCATACCCTTTACCCGCTGGCTTACTTCCTGCGCATAGGCGAGCGGGTCTGTCCCGTTCTCTCCGCTGTCAATAAGCTGCTTCTGTTCATTGTACCATGTGTCGGTTTTGATCTTAGCATCCATCGCCTTGAATCCACGGCGAGTAGGAGGAGCTAGGCCCTCAGCCATAGCCTCCCCGGATGATCGCATAGTCTGGCCCGCGAGGAAGTTAGCCTTAGCTGTCTTCTCCATTTCGGCCATCCCTAGCTTAGTCCCGAACTTAGCAAGCCCCTCCAGCAGCGGACTTGTACGGACTGTAGTATCTCCAAAGACAGTACTTCTTTCTGGAGCGAAGCTGTCAACTTGTTGAAGAGTTCTTACCTTCTCAGTCTGTGCTGCACGCTCAATGTTCTGATCGCGTACACCGCCGCGCTGTGGTGCTTCTGCCATGATATTCCCCTTAGTTACCGATTCCGAGATTTCTGTTTGCGAACGATCCGAGTCCCTGTAGTTTGTCTGCAACGCCAAGGCTCTCTGCATCCCATTCTGATCCATAGGTTGTAGTAGCATAGTTAACGCCAGCATTAACAGCAGCGCCAAGGGCACTTGGAGCAGGCGTAGGTAGGAACAGGTTGTTCGTGGTCCTAGACTGTACCTCAGCTTCGGTCTGCCTGCGGCTTCTTTCGAGTTCACTAACTGTCTCAGTAAGACTGTACATTTCATTGGCTTCTGCCTTAGCTGCGTTACGCTCGATGTCCATTATGGAATCGTCCACAGACATACCGGCTGTTCCAGCAGCGGCAGAGTTAACAATGGACGCCGCCCGAGATTTCATACGAGCAACGTCAATGCTTGCGTCTGCGTTAACATACTGCTGCATAGCCCGCTGAATGTTCAGGGTAGTTACCGTCTGCTTATCATTACCGGCCTGTCTGGCCGCTGCATTGTTCTGATCTTGGATCTTCTGCTTGTGCTTCCCAAGGATGTTATTCATCTTAGCCTGTTGAGAAGCCTGCTTGTATCCCATGTATCCCTGTAGCGCCATGCCACCGAGTAGTAGTAAAGACATATAAACCTCCCGGCTTTATGATGGCCTAGTTATACGCGAACCGCGCTTGTAGTACAGCCCGTCCCATTCAATATCTGAAACAGTGAAGGGGTAAGGCGAGTCATTGTAGATCCTGATACGAGAGCGGTCATTACGAGCGCGTACAGGGACCTCAAAGGAACCTGTTGTGAGGCTGAAGTCTCCTATGGTTGAACTAACTTGCCCGAGTATCCGGCCAGAGTTGCGCTCAGTATAGGCGTAATCAGCCTGTACGTCTACGTTAAAATCACCTGAGTCTATGAAGTTAATGAACATAGCACCTATGGTGAGCTGAGACGTACCAATGGCCCTGTTACCTTGATCCCGCACATAGATCCGCGAGGGAGTAATTGAGCTTTCATACTTCATGCCGAAGAGCACCGTACCGCCCAGCATATCATTCTTCAGGGTAGCTGTGCTGCCATCCCAGTCAATGATACGTGCAGGCATACCCGGGTAAGGACATCCCGGACCCTGTACTGCCAGCAGCTTATCTACGTCAGCAGGAAGGTGCCCAAGTCCAGAGGCGGTCAGATTTACTCCGTCTACCTCTGTTCTGTGATCCATCATCAAGTCACCCTCAAAGTAAGTCTGAGTAGTATCCTGACTTATGTCCATCAGGCACACATGCACCTCATTGGTAGCATTGTCATAGGACAGCACAGAAAGCGTTTGCTGGCTGAACTCCATGTGAAAGATGTACAGGTCGTCCCTGAACTCCCACTTACTCCACGCGCTCTGAAGGCGGCTGGTGTCCTCCCACAGGTACTCGTACACGTAAGCTGTGCTGCCTGCACTCCCTACGCATACCATCTTACTAATGTTTGTTGAGCTAGACATAATGCGGATATCACCTACGATCAGCCTCTCCACCGCGACCGTGATAGGCCGTGCGTTGTTGCTGTTAAGATCGCTGTCTGTGTAGAATTCCCGCACGCCTGAGTACACCCCTGAGTTAACCGCAAAGAACAGGTTCTGTCCTGAGGGAGCGGGCCGTACCTCTGTCTGCATAACAAACTGAGTGCTCTCTGCCATGGTCGCGTTCTGCGGGGTTATTGCTGAACCTCCGGGTATAGTGTACTGCGCCTGATCTGCGAACAGTACAAGGTCACGGTCCTGCGTCTGTGCGAAACGTAGCAGGTTAACCTTTACGCCAGCCGAGGCCAGCCCAATAGGCGCGTCAGCCAGCAGTGCAGTAACTGTCTTCTTAAAGAAGTTGAAGAAGTCCCGAGTAACTGACATACTAATACCTTCTGGATACACCAGCACGAGCCTGCCTTGGAACACTGCTAGGTCTACTATTGAGCTAGTTACAAAGTCAGGGAAGGGGTTAGTAGTCTTGTCCCCCGATGTACGGTCAGCCCAACGATCTATCTCAACAGAGTCTACCGTCTCGCCGCCTGCGCCACCAACGAAGTCGAAGCTGTCCCCGCGTATGAGCATGTGCGGCATTGTGTCTTGATCTAGGACAGCAGTTCCGAACTGGGCCTCTACCCAAATTCCGGACTGGAAGTACGCAAGATCAAAGTTAAACCCACCGTAACTTAGGGGCGCTGTTGAGTTAACTGTGAAGCGCATATAGAAATCATCGGCTGCGTTCGTTCCGCCAGAAATTCGGTATACAGAACCGGCCCTCTCGTGTAACGGTAGGTCAGCAAGCCCGGTCACTTCATTGTTGTTTATTGCTACAATGGCGTCGCCGCCTGTGCTATCTGTGGTCTCTACGGAGTACTTTTCAACGGTAGCTTTTGGAATAATAACGGACTCGTTGCCATCTACATACATATCAAAGTAATCGACGAAATTAGTAACGGCCTGTAGCGCGGTCCTCAGCAACTGCAAAGTGTTACTAGCACTGACGTTCTCCTCAGCATCCGTGTCAGTGCTTGCTGGAGTAGTCACTGTGGCAGAAGAGTACTTAGGCCCGTCTGATGTATCCGCCCGTACAGTAATAGTATAGTCACGGCTGTACTGTTCAGCTAGGATAGTTACCCTAGAAGGATTATTAACAGGCCACTCGTCCGGCTCATCGTTGGTTCCGCTTATAGTAACAGTCTTGTTGGTAAAGAACGTGTAGTCTCCTACCGTGGTTGCTGCTAGGTTAGCTTTAGGATTAGGCGTGTCCAAGTAACTCTGCATAGAGGCAGAGACAGAAGCGGTGAATTCCGTGCCATCCTTGCCAAGCACTCGCGGGTTCCCATCGTTAGGGTACACAACAATGAAGTACTCTTCTGCGTCACCCCTAGAATAGAAGTGAACAAAGATCTTTGATGGGTCAACTACAGGGGCCGCTACCTTGGCCTGAAACTGAGTAGGCGGACGCCTGTGAAGCATACGCAGGGGGTCAGATGTCATGTTGACCTGATCCTCTACCTGTCCCGCCAAGCGCTCTTTATCGGGCTGCTGAGAGATCCCCTGCAGCAGTGTTCCTAATGATCCGTCTACTCGCTTGCCCATGTTAGCCTCCTGGGAAGTTGGCGTTACGTCCGCCCCCAAAAGTGGAGTACGGGCGAATGCCTGAATTAAGTCGTACAGGACCAGCGCCCAACAGCATGTTGGTTCTACGGTTCCGTTGCTCAGCAGTCTTTAGCTCAATCTTTGCGAGCTGTGCATCCTGTCTGAGCTGCTGTACACGCACAGGGTCGCCATCGTAGTCCGCTTGGAACTTACGTGCCGCCTCGTACTGAATATAGTTAGATGCCACGTAGGGCAGTTGATCGTACTCAAGGAAGACAATCATATCTACATTGATTGACCTATCGAGCTGAAATGTGTTACAGGTTGGATCATACAGTCGCTTCCCGCGTATAGTCAAATACGCGAAAGGATCGTGGGTTCTAACCTCTAGTGCATTACTAGGGATAACAACTTCACCCTCCGTGTTCGGCACGAGGGTCACGGTTCTTTCCGTATTGAACCACCAGCTAGTTGCTTGTACTTCAATGGCCGTGTTTCTTAGTCTCGCCCGGGCTGCGATAACGTCCGGGTTGACTGCGTCAAGTGAGCTTACAGGCGCTTTGCCGATAGCTCCTCGCATGAGGTTGATTGCCTCAAGTTCAGTAAGGTTCATATTATTTTGCTCCTAAACGAAAAAAAGGGCCATCCCGAAGGATGACCCCATGGTCACTGCTTAGATGCAGTACTACTGTTTACACAGCAGCTACAACAACGCCTGCGTGCTCTGCACGGTTAGGAGTTACACCGAAGGCCAAGTAGCTATCAATGAACCATTGCAGCTCTGAGTCCATGTAGTAAACCTTAGAGGTCAACGGGATGGTCTCGCCAGCAAGCAGTGCCTTAGGAAGCATAACAAGTACCTTGGTACGGCCTTGCTCAGCAGTGGTGTCGTAAGCATTACCGTTACCTGTGTTGGACAGGAAGTGGCCACTTACAGCAGCTTTCGGGATACGGTTAGTCTTGACCAGTGGAAGGCCACAGGACTTAAGTACCATGCCTTCAGCATAGTCGCCGTTACCCATGCTGTATTGCGAGTTGATCAGTCGATCGTTACGCAGCAGAGTGTAGTACTCAGCAGGACCTACAAGAATAACGCCACCGTCGAGGTCAACATCGTTCTCTTCGATACCTTGGCATACATCTTCGATTGCTTTCTGCAGCAGGTCAGGATCAGTCTCATCGCCTACAGCGTCGAGTGTAACCTTAGTGCCACTGTACCAGCCATCAGGCAGTGCAGTTTCACCAGCAGTAGGTGCTTGGTTGTCAACAGCAGCTACGATGAACGCGGATTTGATTGCTTGGATAATGAAGGCTTCATCGAAGAACTTACCCAGTGTCTTACCGTGCTCTTGGCCCAGCTCAGAGCGGACATTGTAGTGAGCTTGGAAATCGTCAAGCAGTGCTACGTTGTTACGAGCCAATACAATGGTATCGACCTTAACCTTTACGTTGTCAAACTGTGCAACAGAAGCATCAGGACGAACGCCCGGGACAACTTTCTGGAGAGTAGCTTCACCAACGCGGTCGTTAGTAACGGTATCAGTACCACGGATGGGCTTGATAGAAACGTATGAACGCATGAAGGACTTCTTAGCGAAGGTGCCTTCAACCATTCCACCGTATTGTTCAATGTGCAAAGGTTGTACAGTTGTTGCTGAGCCTACTGCGGCAAGTTCAAGACCTGAGCGGGACAGGCCCGTTGAATCAGTTGGATAACCCATAAATTTAACTCCTAATTTATTATCTTCTTAGTTCCACAAATAAATTACAATCCACGCTGCATGGCTACTTGCCGACGCTGGTGCAGTAATTGTGCCTCTGGACTATTTTCGCCATTGGTACGGACGACTTTATTTAACTCTTCGGCATATTGACGACGAGAAATTGGCTCAACACTTGACGGCTGAGCAGTTGCATCACCTTCCATTAGATTAGCGGGCTTGGTGAAACCGGGTGACTGCTGGTACATATTGGATAGCTCCCTTGCTGCGAGTTCAGATTGAATGCCGCCAGCGGCGAGCATTGTATTGTACTGGTCCCATCCTTCCTTGGTTAGACCTGACTTGCCTGAGGCAATCCATTTACAGGCACCGTCCCACAGCTCTTTGCTACCAGCAGCCTTGTGTACAACTTCAGCAGTTGCTACTGCCTCAGCTTCGATCTTAGCATTCTCAGCCTTGACGCCAGCAAGGATACCCTGCGTAGCTGCGCGGCCTAGAACAGATTCAATGTATACAAGGTCAATGTCTTCTTCTTTGCCAGACTCAGAGAATACTCCGAATGCTTTATCAAAGTCTACGCCGCCCTCGTGGAAAGCGGATAGCACCTCGTCCATGTACTCGTTACCAGTAGACTCATACGGGAGATCTTCAGAAGCCTCTGCCTCTGCTTTCTCCTCCGGCTTGGCCTCTTCTTTTACTTCAGGTAACGTAGGCTTATCAGTGGTAGCGGGTGCAGCTTCTACTGCAGCGGGTGCCTCAGCGACCGGCTCTGTGACCGGCTCAACTGGTGCCTCTGCCGGAGCAGCTACGGGTGCTACTGGCATCTCATTAGTGTTCGCTGGTTGAACGCCTGCTAAGCTCATTTATTCTCCTTGGTTCTTTGCTACTTGCGGTGCTGTCTTAACTGCGACCTCTTCCGCAACTGCTTGCTGTTGTTGTGCCTGCTCTGCTTGAGCCATCTGCTGTAGCTCCTCAGGCGTCTTAAAGGCCATACCCTGATCAAGGCTGTTGTTAGCGGCAAGGTGCTTCAAGATGCGGCTCTCGCTTAGGTGCCTGCGGATCTCTGGTGACAGAGCATCCAGTGTAGCTGCATCGTTAACGAACATTCTCCACGACTCAAGATCACCTGAGCGAGACAGTGCATCTAGGCCAGTAATGATGATAGGCTCAATCTCTTCGCCTTCGATCTCTAGTCCTATACGCAGCATCAGCCGGTTAGCAATTGGCAACTGTAGAGTCTGTGCAAGGCGAGTGTATACACCACCAAGCGCTGTCTCTAGGTCACGAGCAATAAGCCTGATCTCCTCAGCCGTTACGCGCTCAGCGTCCCGGATCTGGTTTGTGTCCATCAGGAATGCACGAGAGAGTCTGATCTCTTTCTTGTCTAGGTACGCCTGCAGCCCTTGGATATCCCGTAGCTTGTCAAAGGTTACTAGGGCGATGTCTTCCTCGCGGCCTGAGCACCATTGCCCGTTGGGAGTAGCGTTAAGTTCATTAACGTCAGTGAGTCCAGCGGGATGCACTAGGCCCTTAACCTGAGAGATCAGGCCCATAAGCTCATTGATAGTGCGCTCAGTGTTAGACATAGCATGGAAGTCGCCAGCGTAATCTTCTACGAGGCCACGGCCATAGTCTTCGCCACGGATCAGCTTCCATGTTACTGAGATGAACGGTAGGGTTTTTATTGTGTATACGCCCTCGTCGCCCTTGTCTGTAATCTGTAGCTCGTCAACGTGCTGAGTCAGGATATACTTCTTACGGTCAGCATCCCACATTACGTAGGTGTATAGCTTAACATCGTCGGTGTCTTTAACTATCGGCTTAGCTGCCTTTAGTGCTGCTTTAACTTTGTCTGGCAGGAACTCAACTTTCTTGTTGTCGCAGGTGATCATCTTAACAACGTCACCTGACAGGTTGCGCTTGATAACATAGTTACGTAGCGAGTACACCTGCAGACGCTGGTCTTCCTCAGGAGGAACAAACAATAGTGAGTCGCCTACTACGATCAATTGCTTCAGCATCTCAGTCAAGGGATCTCGTGCCCCCATACGAGAAAGTTCCTTAACGGATTCCTTCTCAGCATTCTGGAGTGCTGTGTCTATCTCAGCAGCAGGAACACCAGCGGCTTCAATCTGCTCCCTGATCTTAGCACTGGCGTCCAGCCTAAAGAACGGGCGGGATGCACTGAACAGGCCCATCATCAGCTTGTTGCTTAGATGGTTAACTGCTTGGGCACCGAAGGATTGGAAGTCCTGTTGGATCTCGTCAGACTCAGTAGAGCCTTCCAAGGGGAATAGGGAAGGAACAGTCCAGCCTGCGTACCGCTCAATGCGGGTCTCGACTACACTGCGCTTCCCGCTTAATTCACTGTACATACTTTGAACTGATTCAATCATGATGGCCCCTTAGCGTAGTCCGCCAAGAGGAACACGCAGTTTGCGAGAACCTTTAGCTGAACCTGATTGGCGTCTTGCTCCCTCGGTAGCACCTAAGTCTACACTAGCTGCCTTGCTCTGTACCACTCCGGGAGTTGCCCCGGCTGGATCAGGCATTTCGATGTCGGGCATTTCAGGCATCTCTGGCATTGCCTTCTTAGCGACCTTAGCCGCACCCTCAAACTGGTCGGTTACGCCTAAGCTAAGAACTGAGGCAATGTCACCCAGATCGCCCTTCACGGCACCCTTTACTCTCCGGCCTGCTGAACTTAATCCTTCCTTAAACATTTCTACTGCTCTGCTCATAAGTCACCTCAGGGTTAGCGTACCCAATTTGATAGGGAGAACTGGTGTGTTACCCAGCCTCGCTCTGTATGTGTCGGCCATTGCCGCTCTGCTACCTGCATACCTAAGAACCTTTTCCAGCGAGTATCTCTCTCGTTAGGATCAAAGCCTGTGTATAATGCGTCAGTACCAGCGAATGAAAATGCCTCTGCACAGAACAGAACGACAAGTGTATAGAATTCCTTAGGAGATCCGGGGATGCAGTCTATAAGTAAACCCACCTCACCCTTACGAGTACACATACCAACAGCAAACGGATGACTAGAATCCTCATCATAAAAACTTCTGAGGTAGCACTGGTCTGATTCATATCCGTCGATTAGTTCCTGCTCTGTATCAGGGGATACTTCCCCGGCATCTCCGTATCTATAATCTTGTAAGTGCATCTGTGCCTCTCCCTACTTAATTATACTAGTCTTAAATCCCTCTGCCTTAAGCCTTGCTTCAATAGTATCAATAACATTTAACTGACCAGCATTAAATGCAAGCTCTTCTACAGTAGTATTCTTACTCCATCTCTCTTTAGGAAAGATCTTTTTTAGTCCTTCTAAATGTTCTTTGGAATACACTCTGTATACTGGCACTTCCTTCCGTGGCTCTGCTTGGGTCTCTCCTTCACTATCGCGTATATACTGGTTAATAATAGCAAGTTTTTCTTGGTCTGTGAGCTGAGAAGTTGCAGGCTTATCGCCTTCTGAGTTATCTGAGTCACGCACTAATCCGATAAGGCTTGCGAGGATTGAGTACAGGAAGTTCAGTACAATGGTTTTCATAGTGTGCTCCTACAGTGAGGTCTAAAGATTAGGGTGAGCGAGTCACCCGAAAAAGTATTCTGACTCAAGCACCTCGTTGATGTCCATATCGCCAAGCGAGGGCGGCTCAGGCAGCTCAGTTTTAAGCTGCTCTTGTATCTCTCGTCTGAACTTATCAAGTAGGTCAACGTCCCTGTACATGCGGACAAACGCTACCCGAATAGCCCTATGTAGCTCAGGGATATCGCAGGCATGAGTACCAAAGTCATCGTGTACCATCATGTAGCTGTCAATGCCCTTTGACTCAAGCACTGTCTTAACTAGGTGACTAGCATCAAGGCTGTGGATTACGTTAGGCGATGAGCCATTCTTCATTGCCCCTACGTCGATCTTGTCCGTGTACTCTCGTATCGTGTACTGGATACGGCTACCAGCTAAGGCGCTGTCTACGCGGTTAACCTTAGAGCGAACATCCTCTTGGTGTACTACGAATCCAGTAGGTGTCCTCCACACTAAGGGCTTACCCTCTTTGGCTGCAATGACTGCAACAGCTTGGAACCAGTCCATGCCCTCCCTTGCGGCCTTCACTACCTTACCGATGGAATCCCATACGGTATCGTTCAGTACATGCTTAGCCCCGTTGAACTCAGTGAACGTAGGGTACTGGTGCATGTGCTTAGTGCGCAGCCACTGGGCTATGTAGCCGCCTGCACTGTGCTTAGTAAGCCCATAGGGCAGGGTCATTACTGGTCGCTTTGTAGTGCTTCTGTCGATGCCGAGTCTAAGTAGCTTTTCACCAACAGGAGCACTATCGCTGCTGAGGCTATTAAGTCCTGCCACTGTAACTCTGGCGACTTCTCCGTAGATATCTCTTGGAGAGTCAGATGGAAGAACGTTTGTAGCCAAGCCTCCAACTCTGTCTCTGAGAAGTGCGGAGAAGTGCTGCAGACCGTTGCAGCTTCCGTCAAGGCCAACAGGGATATGGGAGATGAAATCGTTACCCTGCTCGTTGTAACCTTGATACTCAAAGCAGAAGGCCATGAACTGCAGGGGCTTGTCCGCCTCCCCGACGAACTTGGCAGATTCAATGGAGCAAGGGTCACTCGCAGCCCTAAGGATTCTATCGTGTAGCTCCTGTTCAACGTATCGTACTCGTTCATTGTACTGCACTTTATCGTACCCGAAGAGACCAGCTCCTCTAACCTTAAACCAGAAAGCTCCCTCTTCACCAAGAGGCTTGCCAGTTGCGAACTTAAGAAGTCCTTTAGAATAGTCTGCGCCCTGTGGGGACAGTCCTGAAGTGACTGGATAAAATCTGCCTCTGAAGTCGCAGGTGTATACGAAGTAGAATCTATCATACTGTCTGTACTCCTCAACCATTGAATAGATGCGCCACATTCCTAACGCAGAGCCGAAGCGCTTACGCTCCTCGCTGTGCAGCGCTGCTGTCTCTCGCTTCCATCCCATCCACTCCTCGCGCTGTGCTTCCGTGAAGTCTTCCTTCAGGGTGCCTGCGACGGGGCTGGGCGGGAAGTTGTAAGGCCGTGTGCTGGGTAGCTTGATAACCTCTGTGATGTTCTGCTCAATGGCCCACTGTAGGAACTGAGCTGTTCTCGGGTTGATACACCACTCAGTAGCCTGCATCCTGTTAGCGCAGGTCATATGCTCAGCTAAATCGCTGTGCCCTATCTTGCTCTGGAATCGAGTTCGCACAAACGGGAACTTGGCCTGCATCTCAGGACTGTAGAATCCGCCGTGATTCATGCTCTCCCAATCCTTAGGCTTAACGATACATGGTGCGCCTAGGGGACGGACGAACTGCTGTATATCATTGAACTGCTTAAGCCACTCCTCCGTCTCTGCTGAGAGTATGAACCTGACAGGCTGTCTAACGCCTCTGGGAGGGGTCTTCACCTCGAAGAGGGGGGTTGTATCGAGTATAACTTTAACTACGTTCTCGCCCACCTTAGCGCGCTCTGTGGCTGTCCAGTCATTCCACTCTACCTCAAAGGATCGCATCTTGTTGGTCAGTACTCTGTGCATGTGCCTGTAGTTAGTAGTTCCCTTAGTCTTGAAGTCGTTTATAACCGTGTCGTAGTACTCAGGATGCAGATACTTGAACCGTCCGAATTTGAGATCGTCCTCAATGCGCTGGCCAGTTTTTACAAAGCAGTCCTGCACCCCGCGCTCACCAGTGAACACGTTATTGAACAGCTCATTCAAGCCTACGCTGATACAGAACTGAGGATCAACGCGCTTGATAAGACTTATGTACTTGCTTGGCCTGCCCCGTGTGGTTGTATTGTTGACACAGACATCCTCCAGTACTGACACACAGTCATCGAAGAACATCTTGAATAGCTTACGGGCGGGTTCCGTTTCAGAACCACGGCCCGCATCTGCTGCAGAGCTGAACATAGCATTGTAACGATCCGCTGTGCGCTGCATCATCTTGTCTTCCAGTGCGAGCTGTAATTCTATGGTTGCCATTGTTTCCTCAGAGTGTGGTTAGTGCCTTTGCTACTATTGCTTGCTGTCGTGGGTTAAGCTCAGTGATCTCAGCCTCCCCCCGTAGCACGAGGAGCGCTATGCTAAGCTCCCGCGCTGTGAATTCCGCTACCATACTTGACTATCTCCGTAGGTTATCGTTTGTATCGTGGTTCCCGCATACTCTTATACAGGACCACTAAGCTATCAACGGCTCGGTCTATGCCGCCATGTTCTAAGGTAAGGTCATGGACTTCACAGGGAACGCTCATAGCGTCTAGGTACATCCTGCTGTCGTTCTTGAACGAGTAGTATTTGCGGTACAGTCGGGCAACTACCACGTGTTGTGCCCCGAAGTAATTGCATACCGACTGTACTTCCGCAGGGAAGCCGCCATCAGAAACAATAACATCTGCATCCAGCCCGCCCCACCTAAGGGCAGCAGCGTGGCCAAAGAAGTCAGCTCCTCCGTAGGGCTTTACTACTGCCTCAGAGGTTATCTGCAGCCATCGGCGTACACTCTTACCGCAGTACCACCTGATCTCTTTCAGGTACCGGTCAGCGTTTCTAGCGTATACCATATCAGCTGTGATCTCAGTGCCGGCCACGTAGCTAAGGAACTTAGCAGTGTGGTGATACAGCTCGTCCTTAAAGGCACCCTGCACAATACGCTCAGGCAGGTCAGCCCGGGCCACTAATTCAGCGGCCAGTGTGTCCTTGCCGCAGCCCGGGGGGCCGTTTAAAATCAGGATCTTAGTCATTGCTTATCTCCGACAGAGTGCAAGGATTCCATTTGTATTACCTGTGTATCTACCCTGCTCATCCATGGGCATCGGGATCAGGACTGGCTGCGAATCAATGATTGCTGAGCAACCAATCACAGGCCGCTTAGGAAACAACTTCCCGTATGCAAACGCCAGTGCCTTGGGGTCGATCAGACAGCCTGATACCATTGCCCAGTACAGCGCTGAGGTGCTGCTACGATAGCGGATATAGAAATCACTGTGCTCATGCCCCTGTACAATGTTAGCACGTTCATGTGCCGCATTGTTAAGGATGTCACCTGAACTTTGGTGCTGAAAGATAACGGTATCGCCATTCGGCAACTTCACATGAATCTTATCCGACCATGCCCAGCCTTCGCCGCCACCGTCAGGGAACAGTACGTCACGATAGGGCTTGATGTACTCAACCGGAATGCCGGTCTTGAATGCCTTACGGTACACCAGCGATCCGTGGTTACTATGGCAGATATCCTGCACAGGGAACATGCGGGCAAGTGCTTGCAAGAAGATGCGAGCCTTGTGTAGCTCAGGCCCAGCACTATCAAGGCCCGGGTCGCTGTCATGGAAGCTCAGTGCGTGACCGTCTGTCTCGTCACCAAGGTTCACTACTCGGGTAGGCCGCAGGGCGGCAGCTACATCAGATAGGAACACGAGTGCGTCTGGATGGCTGTACGGAGCATGCTGGTCAGGAATGATAAGGATGCGGCTGTTGTCTAGCTCGGCTGGGAACTCCCTTAGATCGTCTCCGGGGGATGGTGTACGCAGTGTCATCTCGCTCCGCATATTGCGGTCCAGCACAGTTGTACCTGCATAAGGCTCACCGTCTTTCTTTCGCGTATCTAGGTGACGAAGCCAGTACCGTAGCAGCTCTCGTGATACCACTACATCCCGTAAGCTGCTCAGTGAATCGGCTGCTGCCTGTGTGCTATCTGTACGGTCTACGGCACCGTGGATCTCTGCATTAGTGAACAGCTTTCTGATTCTTCCAATACTCATTCAGACTCCTTCTTAGCCTTAGCTCGTACCGTCCGGGCTTTCTTGTTCCGGGCAACGCGCTTCTCGGCTTCTGTTTTGTGGGTAGGGTACATCAATGGTCGCGGATTCTGCTCGTAGTGCCGCCAGTAAGTCGCAAGGTTTTCAAGCCAGTCAATCATGCCAGCCGTGCTGGCGGATCTGATAGCCGCTGTTCTGATCTTGCCCTCCATGCCATTACAGTTCCTGCACAGCACAGCTCGTATTGAACCTGTGTCATGGCAATGATCAAGCACTGGGTCCTTCTGCTTTAGGGACCCGCCGCATAGCGGGCATTTGTACCCCTGCTTAGCGGCCAGCTTATCCCGTACTGTTTTGACCTCAGCGACCTTCAGCTTACGCACTTACTTTATCCAGCTCGTTACAAAACGAATTGAACTGCGCCTCGTCCGAGGCACGGCACGCCTCAATAAGATTAGCTGTAGACTCACGCACAAGGCTCTTAGGGGTTGTGCCCTTAATGCCCTGCTTGTCGATTGAGAGCACATTGACCTGACCAACAGCCAGCTCCAGCTTAACCTTGCCGAACTCAGTGTCTTGAAAGGTTGCATTCAGTGTCTTAAAGCTCTGCGTATGTCCGTGTTTCATGTTTGCCAT